TGATTCCGCATCTTCCAAATAGGAAGTAAGGCGCGTAGTTCCGGGAAGGCATAGCTTTGTATGCCCGTAGTTCTTGCCTAAATTCTCCGTTCCGCCGTAAATGAAAAGGCGGTTTGTTATCCCGGCATTGTTCACGTTGGTACGGCTAAGCTGGTACAGACCACGCCCGCGCCCGTACTTCAACGTGAAAGTATGCGTTATTCCCGCTTTGGCTTTTATGTTGAGCGTATTGGTCTTCCCGTCGCTGGTTATCTCAAATTCTACGCCGTAGTTGGTACAGTGTTCCTGCAATGCCGCCAAACAATTCTTTTCGGTGGCTGTAAAGTTTGTGTACTCCGTATCTTTGGGATAGTTCCCCAGCTTCCAAAGCCCCGGATATACGCGGCTTATGTTCCACATCAATACTTCCAAATGCCCGCCCAAATCCGAGTAGAACGTATCGCCGTAGCAATCTTCGGGCAAATGGTACTGAACATCTATAAGGTCGTATTGCGCCCCTTCTAAGGTCAGTTCGTAGGTATAGTTCCTTTCGCCGTTCTTGGTTATTTGCGGAAGCTGGTTAAGTTTGTACTTCTTGCCGTATATCAGCGTGGTATCGCCTATCATCAAATCCAAAGGCGTAGCGGTGGTTATGGTAATACTTACCACGTCCTCGGAAAGCAAGGCGATTTTTTGCGTCGCCTTGCTTACTGCGCTTATATTCTTCCTGCTGAATAACGGTGTTTTGCTTCCGTCGGCATGGTTTATTATAATCTGTTCCATACTACAATACCGTTAGTTTCAAAGTCCGTTATGTCTTCAATTACCCCGGCTACAATTATGTAATAAATTCCGTTATCCGTGTAGGTGTGGCTAATGGCGTTCTTTCCGGTGCAATCCCCGTAAACGTCTGTATCTACCGTACCATCGCCCCAATAGATATTAACCATCTTATCCGATTTGAAAGCTACGCTTACCGAAGCCGAACCGCTGTTTAATCGCTGGTGTCTTACGACACGCTTAACCGGGTCGGGTTCTTTCAGCTTCAGGGAGAAAGTACCTATCATTTTATCATCGTGCCAGCGTTTGGAAGGGGCTACCCCGTCTTCGCAGTAAACCTCGTAAACAAGCGGTTTAGTTGGGTGTATGGAAATCATAAGACGCTGTGTGCCGTCCTGCCGGAAACGGTCATACAAGGTATTAACCCGTTCTACAAAATCCATTTTGCCGGAAGCCTTTAGCCAGCAATTAAGCGTTATTTCGCGTTCTTGGTATCGCTTTTCGGTAAGGTCTATAACTTTCCCGTGATAGTCCGCCCAATCAACGGAAGCCGGGGTTTTCAGTTTGGGAAGGTCAAGAACGCCCGTAGAACTTTCTACGCGTATTCCGAAATCGCGGAAGTTCTTACCATCCAAATAATATTCAAGCTGTGCAACGGAGTTAAGTTCTTCGCCTATTTCCGCGTCGCTCAATACGACGTTATACACCTTCACGCTGTCTAAATCGGCGTAACCGTAACCTATGCCGTAAATGTCTTGTATTAACGCTATCCCGGTAAGCGTGGAAGGCAGTACAATCGTTTCTATTAACTGCGTGTCTAAATAAACCAAAACTCTGTTACCGGACTTCTTTATAGCGAAGAAGCCCCAGCTATCCGGTTCTACGTCTATCCAAAAGGCGCGGTAGCCTTCCACTTGGTCGGTATTGCAGAACAACCCTATTCTTTTGCCCGTATAGCCGTCCGGGTATTTATTGGCTTTTACCCATGCCAATATGGTAAAACTGCCGGATAGGGGTACAACGTTATAGTTTACGTCTGCATATCCTTCGCCGTCAAAATTTATGCAGTTTCCCTGCTTACCTGCTACAAAACTGCAATCTACTACGGTTGCGTCGTGGCGGTTCTGCGCAAAGTCGTATGCAACGGTAGAACCGTTCGCTTCGTCGAAAGGTAAGTCTAAAATTAAATTCTGTTCTAATGCCATAACTGCTAACGTTTATCAATTACTTTTATATTCGCGTTGCCGGAAGCCCGGTTAATGCACTCCCCGCCGTGTTGGAAGACAGTAACCTTTGCCGTCCCGCTTGCTGTTATCTCCACTTTTGTCCGGCTGGTTATGTCAATGCAGACAAAGGCGTTATCTTCAACCTCTACAACCAGCTTTGTATCATCCCGCGCCCATACTTGCGCCGCGCAGAACCCCGAAAACCGGGCTTTGCCTTCCGATGTCCCGAAAGCTACAATACGGCGCATGTCTGCAACGCTGAAAGGTTCGTCGATGAACACGCCGTAATGTTCATGCAAGCCTTTGAACTCCGCACGCAGTTCCGCGCTGGGGAAATCGTTGTCAAAAACAAAATCAAGCCCTTTCACAAAAAGCGTCAGAAGCCTTTCTTTTGATGTCGCCCGAAGAATGAAGCTATACCATTCCGAGCAAATGCCCTTAGCCTGCGCTTCGGCGGCTAAAGCCCTTTTCAATTCTTCAAAACTCATATTCCGTTGTTAATCGGTTATGCCCTGCGAACGTAAATCATCCGTAGGGGTGTTGGTAATCTTGTTTATTATGGTAAGCAGCCGCCCGCTTATCACGCCTAACGTGGTGTCCATGTTCGCAAGGTGCGTAAGCTGTTGCCGCAAAAGTTGGAGCGATGTTACTTGGTTTACCCGTACCGCGTTCGTTTGCCCAGCCAAAAGGTCTATACTTTCTTGGCTTGCGCCCTTTATTGCACCGCTTAACGTGCTGGGGTCGTCTTCGTCCAACTGTTCAAATAGGTCTTTGTACATATCCATAGCAGCGGCAAAGTTCGCCCCGGCTGCTTGTATGGCTTGTTTGAAACGCGCCTGTTCCGTTTCCGTCAATCCGTTAAAAGAACCGTTTCCTTCTTCATCAAACCCCATGTCTTTTTGAAGCTGCTTTATAGCCTTCTGTAAGGGTTGTTCTAAGAACTGTAATTTTAAGGCGTTTACAACGGCGTTTTTTATCACGTCGTTTGCTACTTCTCCGAAAGCCTTAGCCGCGTTTTCCCCACCTTCAAAGGCTTCTACCAGCGCGTTTGCCAATTCGTCCGCCAATTCCGTAGCCGAAGTTTGCGTAATGCTCTCGGTAATCTCTTTTATTAGGTCTTCTATCTGCCTTCCGGCTTCGGCGTATTGCTCCCTAAATTCGTCCACTCTGCCCCAATCGGTTTTCTTCTTGCTGATTTCATCGTTTATCATGCCTTGTATCTCGTTCTGCTGGGCGCGCAGGTTCTGTATCATGGCATTTTGGTTCTGATAAACGGTTTCGCCCAAAGCACTATCTACGGCGTGTTCCAATGCGTTATAGGCATAGCCTAATTTGGTAACGGCTTCTTGGTGTTTCTTTATGGACTTCTCGGCTTTCCGGTCGCGGGTGTTGAATAGGTCGAAGGCGGAAGAAAGGAAGCCTACCGCACCGGAAACCATTTGTACCGGGTTCATGCTTGCGTAACCTGCGGCGAACTGTCCTGCACCTTCAAGCATTCCGCCGATGTCCCCTAAAATAGCGTCCGTTTCTTCGTCCATTGAAACACCCATTTTCTTTATTCCGCTTATAACGCTGTCAAATGCCCCGGAAACAAGGTCTATGCTGCTTCCTATGCTTTTAAAGGATTCCTTAAAAGCTGCTGAAACGCTTTTCGTCGTGCCTTCTTCCTTTGACAATGCGGCGTTAAGCACGGCTAACTGTTCTTCGCCTTCTACGGTCAGCTTTATTGTAGCTTTCTGTTTGTTGAGTTCGGCTATCTTCCGGCGCAGGTAATCAACATAGGAAGAACCTTCGCTAAGAAGTTCCGCGAACGCTTCTTTTGCCGCGCCTGCTAATATTTCGTCGCCGCTGTTTATGGTGTCCGTATAGGCTTGGTACTGCTTTTTCCTTTCTTCCAAACTCTTAACAAACGGGTCGTCACTTTCTAATAGTTTGTCGGCTTTCATGGCGGCACGCAATTCCGCTAAGCTGTCCTTCAAAGCGAGGAAGGGGTTACGTTCGTGTAATTCGTCCTTCGCTTTCTCCAACTGGTCGTTAATGGCTTTCAAGTCTGCCGGGTTGAACTGTGCGGAAAGTGATACCTTCTTGCTGTTTATGTCTGTAATCAGCTTGTTTATCGTGTTGGTCGTAAGTGTGCTTAGGTCGCTGAAAAGCTGGTTCCAGCTATCGGAAGCCATAAGGCGGGAAGCTGCAAGTTTGCTTAACTCGGCTTGTTCCTTCGCGTTTATTTGCGCTATCATCGCTATATTGCCCTGTTTTTCGGCTTCAACACGTTGCGCCGCGTACGTCTTCATTATTTCGGTCTGTTGCTGCTGGTACGTCTTGTATTGCTGCAAAAGCTGGTCGTATTGCTCGTTTCCGGTCAGCTTTGAATACTCCGCCCGTTTCTTTTCCAATGCGGCTAAAGCGGCTTCGGCTACTTGTTTGTCCTTGCTGGTAGTGGCTTTGGCTAACTTATCCGTAATCGCTTGTTTCTTCCATGCGTAGCTTTCTTCAAAATCCAGTTTATCGGACAAATACCCGGCGTATTCCCTTAGCAACTGTTTGGTTTCTTCCTTAGCTTGTTTTACGGTGTCTTTTTTGGCGTCGTCTATAATATCCTTCTTGGCGTTATCCACGTCGGAATTATCGCCGCTAAGTTCCTTCCTTCGTTGTTCCAGCAGGTCTAAACGTGCGCCTATTGTTTGACATGCCGCTAATTCTTCTTGCAGCTTTTTGTCAAAGTCCGAAATAACCGCTTCCTTCGTGGTCTTGGCTATTTCGTTGTTAAGCGTGCTAAGGTTCTTTAGGTCGGTTGTTGTCTTGGTTGCTTTCGCCTGAATATCCGCGCGTTTCTTTTCCAGATAATCGAGGTAGCTTGTACCTTCCTTCAACAATGTGGCAAACTCGGTGTTTGCTGCCTTTCTCAACGTTTCGTCTTTGCTTGTGACCCATTTTAAATAATCCGCATACTTTTCTTTTCGCTTCGTCAGCATTTCTAAATACGGGTCTTTTTCTTTCTTACTCGTAAGGCTTATCCGGTTTACTTCCTTCTGCTGTGCTTCTATCTGTTTTTTCAAGCTGGCACGTTCTTTGTCAGAACCAGCCTTCTTGTATAGTTCCTGCAACCGTGCCAACTCCTTTTCGGCTGCTTCCACGCTTCCAGCTATAATTTGCCCGGCTTGGTTGCCTATCTGCGCTAATATCTGCTTTTCCTGCTGGGTAAAGTTTACTTGCAGGTTGATAAGTTTGTTATATTCGGCTTCGGCTTTCTCTAATGTTTCTTCGGCTTCTTTCCATGTGTCGCTTTTCTCCAATACCGTACCTTTCCGTTTTACCCCGTACCCGTCCGTATATGTGCCTTTTTTAGAAACGTATGCTTTAGGGGTTGCATCCAGCTTGTTTTGCGCTTCTATTACAGCCTTATACTTTTCTATCGCAAGTTCGCTTGTAGCGGTGGCTTTAGCCCGCAACATCATCGCTTCAACAAATTTAGAACTGTTACTAACTAATAATTCTTCGGCTTCCTTCGCGTCACGGACTGAAAAGCCTAATTCTTTGAATTTGTCGGCATTGTTCTGTACCCATTTTTCGCGTTCTTTCAGTGATCCGCTAAGGCTAATCCATTCCGTTTGCAATGCCCGGTAAGCCGCTACGGGTTTCCCGGCTGCTTCCGATACCTTCTTGTTAAATTCTTCTTGTGCTTTCTTGGCTTCCGCCTGCTTGCTTTGAAGTTTAGAAAGTGCCGCTATAATTACGGTAATAGCGACGGAAAGCCCCAAAGTTAGCGTAGCCATCAACGCTTTTGCAGCAATGGTTGAACCTCCTAAAGCTATGGTTAGCTTGTTGGTTGCCGCCGCTAACAGTTCCTTTGCTTTCGCTACGGTCGTAAGCATAAAGGCACTATCCTTGTTTATAGTGTTCGCTACTTGCTGCAAACC